GCCTGAAACCCTGGCCAAAGGAGAGTTTCGCACTGTTGCGGTAGCGGCCGAGGATAGCCGCCGTGGAGTTCATGCCCGCTCGGTCAATACGGTGCGCCGCGTGGTCACGATGATACCAGTCAGGCTTTACCGTGCCGGCAAGATCAATGATGCCCAGCTTGCTGCCTGTGTTTGGTATCGGGATCAGTTCGAGGCCAGCGGGCTTGAGGGAAATGTCAAAACTGTAAACTTTGATCAGCGCATTGTTGGCGGCATGATCGGGGTAATCATGTTTAGCGAGCGGCAGACGGTAGCACAGGACGAGATGCGCAATGCCCGCCTGTTGATAGGGGTGAAATGGCGCAGATTCTTTGACCTTGTGGTGTTGGGCGACATGGGAATGACGCGTGCATCTCGGTCTGAAAAGGCCAACAGCAACCCGTTGATCACTTTCAGGCAGTGCGCTGATTTAGTGGCTGGATATGTCGATGCGAAGCGCAGACTGTAAACTCTAACTGAAAACTATTGACGGTCGATGTAAGTTTCTATAACCGCCCTCGTTGTGGTCAAAGTTGGGCCTTGACGAGAGGCACCCTCTCCTGACTGGCGATTTCAAGGCTATTCGATGCCAGCCAAAGCCACTCAATCTGTAACAATCTCAAAGCTGATAGCCGCTCGCGTCCGTGCCGTTCATGCGGATGACCTTGAAGTGCTCAGATCAGTTCCGATGAGCAAGTTGATTGACGTGTCGTGGCCGACGCTGCGGACCTGGTGTGAAAAGTTGAGCGAAGCCGAGCGCGGCGATGCCTTTACCTTCGGAGCCCAAGGCGTAGATTACAAGTTTCGGCCTGTGCCGACAATCGACGCTTTGCTTGGCCATTTCCAATCAAGGGCCGCTGCCAAGCACGCTCAGGACCGCCGCATAGTAGAAGCGACGGGGATCGAGGTGGATGAAGATGACCCCGGCGACATTGAGGATATTCAGCGCCGACTCCGCCTGACCATGATGGTGAGCGAGCATAAGCAACTCCGTGGAGAGTACACCTTAACTACGAAGGTGCAGGATTATGTCCGCAAGTATAACCAACGCGTGGTTGAGGCTATTATGGGCATTGGCACAAAGATTGACCCGACCGGCCAACTTCCAGCCTCGGTGCGCAGTCTTGTGCACGAAGCTTTGCGCGATGTGGCCTCGGAAGTTGCCAGCTCGGCAAAAGCCTATGTTGGAGAATTAAGTGCGCGTCCTGACTAAAAGGGAATTGGCGCAGGCATGTGAACTGATCGGGCGCGATCATTTTTGTGCTGACATTGCTGAAATCTTCCGAAATGAATTAAAGTGGTTGGACCCACAGCGAGAGATTTCAACACTCGAATACAGCGTAAATCACCGGTTGATCCGCCAGGCCGACGGAACCACCGTAAGATGGCGGCTTGATCTGACGCCGTACCTTGCTCAGCCAATGAATGCTCTGGACGATCCAAGCGTAAACGAGGTTTTGGTTATGAAGCCCGCCCGCAGCGGCGGCACCGTGGTTGCTGAGAACTACGCGTTGAAGATGATGGACTACGGACCTTCGGGAGACATAGGTTGGTACTTATCTAGCCCACCAGAGGTCGCCTCCTACGCGGACCGCGTATTTAAGCCGTTGTTCGAGGATCACGAGCGGGTTTCCGCCAAGATCGGGATTGGCGTCAGCGAAAACAAACTGACCATGAAGCGCATCGGGGGTTACACCGTCGAACTGCTGCCGATGAATGCCAGGACGACTACCAACAGACAGTTTCGCTTTGGCGTGTTTGACGAGCCCGATAGCTACGACAAGCGGTTTGCGTCGAACTTCCTTGAGCAGGGCCGCCAGCGGCAACGCATGATCGGCTCGCAGCGCAAGATTTATGCTTGTGCTCACCCTGATATTGGGTGGTCCGGGGGCATCGCCCAGGCATTTATGCAGTCGAGCAAGGGCATCTTCGTGATGGCCTGTGCGGAATGTGGCGGGCATGCCTCGGCTTACCCAACAAAGTTATGGCCTGACATTGCTCGCTTCCGGCTCCATTACCAAAAGTCGCCTGAGCGAGAGGCGATAGGCGAGAGATTGAAGCGGGCAGAAGGGACGGCTGCGATGCTCTGCCCACATTGCGGCGCTCTTTTAGACGATGGCCAACGCAGGGCGATGGTCGCATCTGGCGATTACATGCACGCCGGTCAGACCCTAGACACCGATCTTGGCATCTTGGGCGAGATGGACCCCACGATAACTATGGGATTTGCCATCCATGCCCTGATGGTTTCACAGGTCACGCTTGGAGAATTGGCGAAAGAACTTGAGGGCGCAGTCGAGCACTCGCGGCGCACCGGCAAAAAGGACAAACTAAAACAGGTTCTCGTCCGCACCTTTGGCGAAGTTTATGAGGGTGCGAGCGGCGCTGAGGGCTTCGACGCTTCCGAGTTGCGCAAGCGAACGCGCCCTGATCCCGGCATCTCTCAGTTAGATAATGGCTACCGGATGGGCGAGGTTCCAGATGGCGTCCGCTTCCTTACCGCTCAGGTCGATGTTGGCGGCAACAAGTTTGACGTACTGATCGAGGGCTGGGATCTTGAGCGGCGGAAATGGTTGGTCGACCGCTTCACAATCCGGCAGCGCCGCCATGACGACGGCGTTATGCGAGACATTCGCCCTGATAAGGTGCAGGAAGATTGGGATCTCTTGGAAGCCGAGGTAATCGACCGGCTGTTGCCGCTGCAATCCAGCCCGGACCGCGCACTTCCTGTTGCGCTCACGGTGATTGATACCGGAGACGGCAAGGTGACGTGGCTCGCATACGAGTTCGCGCGCCGCATGGATCGCAAGCGGTGGGACAAATGGCGCAAGGTTCGCTGCATAAAGGGCATGGCCGGAAAGCGGGAGCGCGTTCCATCGGTGCCGACAAAGATTAGCAAGGACAGCAACGGTAAGGCTATCGCACCAGAAATCACCCTGCATGTGCTTGGCGTGGATCATTTGAAGCGGGACGTCATTACCGACTTGGCGACCATTGATGGGACGCCGGGGCAATGGTCTTTTGCGGTCAACACGCCATCGGATGCCTTTGACGAGTTTTTCGGAGAGACTGAGCAGGAGGGCAAGTTTGTCCGCACCGGCCCGAACGAGACACTGGACTTGGCGGCTTATGGCGAGGCGGCCTTCATAATCCTTGAGCCTTCGCGGGCCAATATCCGCTGGGATAAATCCAAGGTTGGCGTCGGAGAGATTTGGAACGAGACAATGCTTCCGCTTTGGGCGCGCTCGGTTTCACTTACTGAACAAGATGGCGGCGATGATGAGGGTGACGACCGGGATACTCCCAATTTAGCCGCCTCGCGCAAGACTTCGCCGACTAATGCGCTTCAAAAGTTTGAAAGACTCAGCCGTGGCTGAAAAGGAGACGTGATTGCTGACCTTCGCAGATAGCCTTGATCCGCAAGAGATTAAGGATTTCACGCATGATTGGACGGCATCACTAGCGGCGGGCGAAGCTATTGTCGGCGGCAGTGTCGCAATCCTTTTTGTTGATGCGGCAGGAACGAGCCAGCCCAACGCAATATCGACCGCGAGCAATAAAACGCGGGTTTGGTTGACGGGCGGGACTCCGGGGGCCCGCTGCATTTTCACATTAAGGGCGAGCACAAACTCAGTCCCCGCCCGCACCATTGAGGAATCCTTTGCGGTCCTGATAACGGAGACGACCACAGAGGTAAGCTTGGTTGGCCAGATCAAGGCAGACATAGCCATGCTTGAAACAGCCATGATGGACATGGCTGCCGGGCGCTCGATCAAAGAGGTTTTTCGTAATGGTCGCCGACTGGTTTACAGCACAATGTCAGCCGCAGATTTGAGGGGCATGCTTGATCAAAAGATGCGCCAGCTTGCGCGGGCTGAGGCTATCGCGGCCGGTGGATCTATCCGCCGCTCCATTCCTCTCGCGTGGCCCAACTGATGGGCTGGTTCGGCAAAATGATGGCCAGCGCCATCCCGTCCATGAAAGCCTTCATCGGCAATAGATCCCGTGATGCTGCGCGGCACGACATAAATGAAATGTCTGGATGGAATCCGCGCCCGAATTGGGGTGGATCCGCATCTTCTGGCGACATGGCCACGATACTTGGCCGCGCACGTGATCTTGACGAAAACAACGCATGGGTCAACGGCGGGCTGGATAGGCGCGTTGAGTCCGTCATTGGCGGAAATATCCGATTGCGCGCGCAGCCTATGCACCGCGTCCTTGGCCGTGATGGTCAATGGCGTCGCAAGTGGGCGCTGGACACGCAGGATCGGTTTAGGGTGTGGTGCAACGATATTGAGCGCCGTAACGACGCGCGGCGGATCCTGTCATTCGGAGCGCTGGCAA